TGCGTGGATTATATCAACAAAACGGAATAGAGCGCAAGCACAAAGAAAAACCCCAGCGATCCTGTTGCAGTCGTCACTGCGGATGCTGGGGCCATGTTGGTTGCGGAGGCTGGAGTCGCACCAGCGATCTTTTGGTTATGAGCCAAACGGATTTCTACTTTCCCACCCCGCAGTTGAAGTTTAAACGAAGGTGGCTCAGCCTGCAAGCTCATCCGGTGAGCCTGCTGTATTTCATGTAAACTGATCTGGCAGGGTTACTCCAGCCTTGCAGTTGCTTCTCCTTTTGCCCCAGCCTTGCGCTGGGGTTTCTTTTTGGGGGCAACCTCTGGAATCCGCTCTATCGTTATCTCTGCCCTCGGGTTCTCAGGATCAAGACCCCAGTACGCATGGCGCTCTTTGACCTGACGGTCGTTCTCATAGATCAGTCCCTGCATCAGGTCGAGGATCAGCGTCTCATCCAAGTCAGGTCTGCGGCTTGCGTAATAGATTCGCAGCGTCACCCGAAGGTCGCCGGTCATCAGCGTGCCGAGCTGCCTGCATTGCTGTTTAAACACATCACAGTAGTTCAAAGCCTTCTCTGACTTGATGAGTCGGGACATCCCGCCGAAACGTACCACCCGCCGACTGTTGCTTTTTGATGCTGGCTCACCAAAAATAATTTGCACTAGGGCTTGCAATTCTGTTGTATCATCACTATTATTGAGTTTCGCAGTCATACAAACCTTTTGGAGTTGAAATGGAAGTTACGAACGTTCACGGTGTACCAGAGCCTCTGGTGACCCTCGCAAAGCGGGAATACTACAGCAAGGGGGACTCGCAGTACAGCGTCACGGAGATCATGTCTCCCCCGAAGATTCGCAGGATGCGGGAGAAGTACAACGACCAGATCAAACTTGATGTGTCCGACATGATGTGGACTTTGCTTGGCTCTGCCCTCCACGTTGTAATGGAGAGGGGCGATACACCGGGGTGGCTCAAGGAGGAGCGCCTCTTTGCCGAGGTCAACGGCGTGAAGATCAGCGGGGCGATTGACCTGCAAGAGGACACCCCCGAGGGCGTGGTCATTCACGACTACAAGTTCACCTCTGCATGGGCAGTCATGCAAGCCAAGGAGGAATGGACTCAGCAACTCAACATCTACAAGTGGCTGGTCGAGACCGTCAAGCGCAAGAAGGTGGTGGGCCTGAAGATTTGCGCAATGGTGCGCGATTACAGCAAGCATGTTGAAAGGCATGACTACCCAGCCGCTTCCATCTGCATAGTGGATGTCCCAATGTGGGACAGCGTAAAGACAGAGATGTATATACGGGAGCGTCTTGAGATGCACCGTGAGGCCAAGATGAGGGCGGACTTTGGGGAAGACCTCCAGAACTGCTCCAACGAGGAACGCTGGATGTCGGAAACGATATTCGCTGTGAAGAAGGAGGGCAGGAAGACTGCCATCCGTATTTTTAAAACCGTCGAAGAGGCCAAAACATTGGCAGAGAAGGAAAAAGGATATGTCGAAATTAGACGTGGTGAACCAAAACGTTGTGCCGGGAACTACTGCGGAGTTGCCCAATGGTGCGACCAATACCAATCAGAACTCAAAGGACAAGCAGATGTCTCAGCTTGATCTATTGAAGCTGAACGTGAATGATCACGTTGAGAAGAAGAAAGACCTGTCGTACCTGTCATGGGCATGGGCATGGGCAGAGGCCTTGAAGGCTGACCCTGCCGCCAGCTTTGAGGTGATGAACTTTGGCAGCAAGCCTTACATGGACATCAACGGCACAGCAATGGTGTGGGTCACCGTCACCATGTTTGGCAAGCCCATGACTTGCTTTCTCCCGGTGATGAACAGCAGTAACCAGCCAATTTCCATTGAGGGCAGGAGTTTTAAAGACAAGTGGGGCAACGACAAGGTTGAGAAGCTTGACTCTTTCAACGTCAACACCGCCATCATGCGATGCATGGTCAAGGGGCTGGCACTGCACGGATTGGGGCTCTATATCTATGCGGGTGAGGACTTACCCCAGTCGGAGGAGATAGCGCCTGTAATCATCAAGGCCGTGACTCCAGACGGCACTGCGATGGCAGATGTTGAGGTCAACACCGGACAGGTCGATGCCAATGTCCAGTTGTTTGCCGAAGGGATGATGACGTACACAAACCACCTCACCGATGTCAAAGGTTTAAACAGTTACTGGAAGGCGAATCAAGGCCAGCTTGATGCCCTCAAAGTAAGCCACCCTGATCTTTATGGTCAGGTTCGTAACCGCTTCGCAGAACTCAAGAAGCAACTCTCGGAGAAATCAGAATGACTTATCAATCTAAATCGACTGCATACAAAGCCCCGCCTGACAGCGGAACACTTCGCGCCGCGACCATCAAGAAGGGACAAAACTCTCCCGACTACTGGGGTGAAATTTCCATCAACTTGAAGGACATGACCAACATCAGGACAGAGGATGGCCTGACCATCGTCAAATTGTCCGGCTGGAAGAAGGTCGGCAAGGATGGCAAGACATACCTGTCGCTTAGTGTTAACCGCTATGTACCAAAGCAAGAAAGCGGCGGCTATACCCGCCAGCCCACCCGCCAAGAGGATGACTTTGGCGATGACAGCAACATACCATTTTAAGGAGAGCGACATGACATTGAAAGAACAGATTCTTGAGCACAAGAAGAACAATCCTGAAGCAACAAAAGAAGAGATTGCAAAGTTTTTCAACACCAGCAAGACTTACGTCTACCAGACCCTCACAGGCTACAAGTCTCCCCGATTAAAAGTGCGTGAGGATAGCGTACCAACATTGGTTCAGTTGACCAACCAGATCAGTTTTATGGAGAGCCAGATTCGTGATCTGCGGAGCAATGTTTATGAGCTTGAGGCGGTTGCCAAAGCCTTGAAGCAACAGAACCGTGGTCTCTCAAATGTGATCACTTACCTTGAGAGCAAACTGGGCATCGACGAAATCGACGCACGGCTTGAGGCCACCAAGGACTGATGTGGCACTTCAATTTGAAGCCCGTAAGGTGGCGTTGAAACAAGACCGCACTGGTTTTGTCTTGACGCTGGCAATCCACCCCGACGAATGCCCGGAAGAGATTCTGCGTGACTTCGTTGGGGCGCGATACGGTTGTGCTCTGGTGCGGATTCAAGATGATGAGTCCGCTACCCAGTACAACAACAGGGTTCAGAAGGCAGGGATGCTTTGCAAAGAACCCAAGTTTCACGACTTCCTTGAGATCAGTGGTGAAGCAGAAGCTGCGCATGAGTTGTGTAAACGGTGCGGGGTAGAGAGCCGCACCGAGCTTCACGGGAACGAGGTTGCCAAGCATTTGTTTGATGACCTTGTCAAAGAATACGAGGATTACAAATGGCCAGACGATCCGTTTTAAGGGAAAACAATGACATTCAGCACAAACTACAAACCATTCATGACGTACCTGACACCCAAGGATATCGTCAGATTGAAGAGGTTTTCAAAAACCACCCGAACCCCAATGAGCCAAATCATTCGGGATGCATTGAGTGCCAAGCTGGCATCCGGTGATCCGTACACCAGTGGGTTCAACGAAGGCCTGAAGAAGGCTGTACACGTTGTCTCTGGAATTCAAGCTGCGCAGATGAGGTTCCCATCGGGCCTGTCATTTGCGGAGTTGGTAGACCAAGAGGTTGCAAAGCATGAAATCCTATCAGGAGGCAATCATGCATCTGACGGGGAATCGTAACCAGTGCCAAAGCTGCAAGCAGTACTTCAACAGCAACGCGGCATTCGACAAGCATCGGACTGGAAAGCACGGCGTTGATCGCCGTTGCAGGACAACCGAAGAGATGACCGCACTTGGGATGCTTGTTAATCATGCGGGGTTTTGGATAACGGAGAAATATGATGGACACATGGACAGCCGATCACTTGAGGAATCAGAATCCAACAAGAGTTGACCCTCTTAGGCGCATTACAGACCCAAAGTTTAAATGGCGCGACCCATCGAAGACCGATGTAACAAGAACATGGCGCAAGGCAAGATTGTTGTTGCGTTTAAACGGAGAAGCATATGACCGACTGCAAACAACATCTTTGGGAGCCTGTTGAGGGCCAACCCATCTACAAGTGCGCCCGATGCGGCGCGTTTCTAAGGATCATCAAATGAGCAGGACAACCATTGAACAGGCCGAGCGCCAAGCCGCCGAGCGCAAGAGGGCACACAACCCGCCAGCGTTTCCTGTTACCAGCGACAACTTTGCCAACCCCCAAAGCATTGGCATGACCTTGAGGGACTACTTTGCGGCCAAGGCGATGCAAGGAATGATGGTTGACGTTGAGCAACCACGTTGCGATTACATATCAAAAGTAGCTTATGAAATGGCCGACGACATGCTGAAAGCGAGGGGAGCATGACCGAAGACGATAAGCCAACCCCAGCCGATGGGCAGCTTGTGTGGGTCGTTGTGGCGTTTATCACGTTGATGCTTGGATTACTGACGCTTAGGAGTTGTTTGTGAAAACATTGATTGAGATGGCCCATGAAGTTTACGGCGAAGGAAGGTTCTGGACTGAGGACGAGCTATTGAAGCTTAAGCGATTAGTAGACCTTGCCCGTGCTGATGAGCGTGAGGCGTGTGCAAAGGTGATTGAATCGCACGGCCCATTTTTAGCGAATGGTGCAATGCTTGCTGAAGCCATCCGAGCAAGGGGACAAGCATGAGCAAAATAATCACGCCTAAAGAGGCTGGCGAGTGGGCCGATAAGGTGTGGCCCGAATGCGTCAAGCAAGCCCTTGCAGCACCTGTGCAGGTGCCTGTGGCGTGGGCCATGTATCAACGAGGCCACCTTCAGTCATTCTGGCTTGACAAGGGGGATGCCTACGATTTCGAATTTACATCTGAGCACGAATGGAAACCCCTTTACACCACCCCACCCGCAGCACAGCCAGCAGTGCCTGATGCAATTGGGCCGAATGAAGATGAGCTACCTGCATATGCCGCAGGGTGGAACGACTGCAGGGCAGCGATGTTGGAAATGAGGAAGCCATGAACCCGTTTGAATGGAAGAAAGACCCGCGCCCAAGCATCTTTATAAAGGATGCTGCGTTTAAACCAAGAGCCGCGCAGAGGTACGCTCACCTGACCCCAGAGGAAAATGTGGTGGCCTACAGGGCTTTCAGTGTCCACAGCCGCGCCCATCCGAAAATTAAGCCATCACTCAACAAACACAAACTTTAAAAGGATTCATCATGCAGGAAGATTTGTTTAGCGCATCAGAGAAGGGCCATGCCGCCGCACAAGCATCGGCTGAAAGAGCCGACCGCGAGATTGATGATTGGACATTGAAGGCTGTAGCCTTGTTTGCGGAGTACGCCGTAAAGGCGCAGTCTCCATTCCTCACAGAGGAGGCCCGGGTGTTTGCCGAGTCCCATGGACTTCCCAGTCCTCCGGACGGTAGAGCTTGGGGGCACATAGCCAAGCGCTGCCAGCGTGACGGCAAAATTATCTCTGCTGGCTTTGGTGCAGCCAAGTCATCCAACGGGTCACCCAAAGTTTTGTGGAGAAAAACATGATAGCTATAGCGCAATCTTTGGCAGATTCTGTACATCAGTTTTTGATTAAGTTGTTTAAACGCTTCCAGTCTCCCAGTCCCGTGGTGGTTTTAAATCCTGCGGCTCCGAGTCCTGCGGAAATTCCACAAACTCAAAAGGAAAAGCCACGCAAGATACGAACATACGACAAAGAAAAAACAAAAACTTTTTCTGATTTGCTAGATAATCTTGAATATACGTTTGAATCCATCAAATTACCCACCATGAAAGAATCATGGCTTAATCAAGATTCTGTTATTGGATTAAAAAAAATGGGCGTACATATACCCAATCCTTGGGTTTCATATCCAATAAATGAAGAATCAACGGTTGATATAAAAAAACCCCTTCCCGCTATAATGTGTATATCCTCCGCATCTGCTGGAACAGTTAATACTGAAGATAAAATGTGGCCAAAGATAATGTTTGCCATTAAATTAAGAAAACTTCCTTGGTATGTCACCAAGGCATCAGGTATTCCATATCAGTTTGGAATGGCATATGACTGGAATGGCAAATTATTCTGGGTAAACTTGCATTTAGTTATAAACAAGGAATCAGGAGTAATAAGTTTTTGCGACGAGTTAAAAATAAAAGAACACAGAATTGGAAAATCAAAATCATACCATAATAAAGCATGGAATAAACCTTCATATCTTATACAAGGTGAAAGAACAATAGAAAAAAACAAGCTTTATTCAAAACAATTTTTTATGGCAATGCATGAATGGTGGTCTGCTAGAGATAACCGCTGGAATGTTGTGGTTAAGAAGAGTGGTGAACGCATTACTTTTGGCGTTGATAATAGTCAAACTCCATTTTATTTTAAAGACAGAGACAAGAGCATTAAAACGGTAAATGGACAAACCAAAAAAATCGTTCACTATGTTAAAGAACATGAGAGAAGAGTTAATGGAAAGATAATTGTAATTAAAGAACACATAAGGGGTCTTCAGGAGTTTGATTGGTCTGGTTATAACTGCCAAGTTATATCCCCAAAATTTCAATCTAAAACATCAGCGAGTTTTACACTTGGTGGAGATGAGGATTTGCAATCAAGCAACGTAATATACCTTAGCAAGCTTGGTAAAATACTGGCTGAATCAGAGGAGATTAAAACAATTAAAAAGATTGCATAATGATAAATGCATTGTAAATTTATTAACTGACCAAGAATATGAACACAAACAAAATGCAAGAGTTTCTAGGGAAAGAATCCGTGGAAAACGATGAGGGTTGGTCGGAGGAGGTTTGGAGGGCTGGCTACGCGGCTGCGGTAGCCGATGCAATCGACAGGTTTAAACCTCATGGAGCAATACCGTTTTACGCAGATGAAGTTATTGACCAACTCAAGAAACTTCAGTGAGATGCCCCGAATGCGGAACCAAGGTCTTTGGCGTTCTGGAGACCCGTACTCGGAAAACGGACGGCTTCATTGTCAGAAGAAAAGAATGTGGCAATGGCCACAGATTTACAACCGAGGAGAGAGTCGTTGTATCGAAACCAAAAACTATTAGAAGCCGTGAGGAGTAGCCCTTGCCAGCACTGCGGGACACAGGACGGCACGGTGGTGGCGGCGCACAGCAACCAACTCAGGGACGGTAAAGGGCGGTCGATCAAAGCCCATGACTACAGGATTGCCGCCTTGTGCTTTCGCTGCCACCACGAACTTGATCAGGGGAACAAACTGAACAAGTCGGAGCGTGTAAACATGTTCAATGAAGCCCACCGATCCACGGTAGGTTGGCTCTTTGAGAACAACATCATTGGACTGATGCGATAGTCTTCTTGATCTCTTGGATGTTTGAGGTGAGGGCGCTCTCCATCTGGCTGATCGACAGCAGAGCGTCTCTCTTGTCATCACCACTCATCGTAGAAGACCTGATGGCAACCCTCATCTCCCGCAAGTCCTTCATGCTCTTCTCGGTGTCACTGATGTAATCCTTGAATGCCAAAGTGCCTTGGTTCTTAAGGACGTACTCCACATACTCTTCGGGTTGATTGGTCTTCTCCAGCAGGTTCATGGTCCTGACGGTCGTGTCCACTGCGTCCTTGAGTTCGTAGTACTGCGTCACATACCCACGGGCCTCGGGATCGGAGGCAAACCTCTTGATGATCGGAAGCTGCTCGAAGCGCTTGGTGGGCTTTGGACTGTCCCCGAACTGATCCATGACCATGTCGATGGTGTCAATCGCATACATGCCCATTGTCCCTGTGTAGCCCTTGATGATGTGATCCACCTTCATGGGTGACAGGCCCAGACCTTGAGCAAGCGCTGTCGCAAAGTTGGACGTGCTTGGCCCAACCTGATACTCAGGCTCAATGTCCTTCATGCCCTGCCCAAGGATTGGGCGTAGTGTAAACATGTTGAAGTCAACATAGGCCTCAAGCACTGGCTTGACGGTCTGCGGGATTGGGTTAAACGCGAACGTGGAGACTGCGCTTCGGATCATGGACTTCTGCAAGTCCTCGCCCGTGTCGCTGCCGAATGAGTAGGCCATGATCCTTTCAGGGATCACCTTGAACAACACACCCACCTCGAACGGGATTGGAATCTTCACACCAAGGCTTGGAATGATCCAGTTGTTGTCCTTGGTCTCTTGCTCCTGCTTCTTGTATTCCTCATCATCCGAGACCAGCATCCAGTACAGACCCGACAGGGCCATCATGCTCATGCCACGCACGAAGAACTGGCGCTGGATGGATGCAGCATCCTTGTTGTTCATGTTGCCCGTGGAGGCGCGGTAGAACAAATCCAGACCCTGCAGACGGGCGTTAAAGAACGGGACGGCTGCGGTCAGCACCCGGATCAAGGGAGAGCTTCCCTTGCGGTGGAAGTTCATCACCTCCAAGGATCGGTACAAGGCCTCCGCCTCGTTACCAGTGTCGGCCAGCACACGCTCATAGATCAATGCGCGGGTGGCTGCATCAGAGGCTGTTGTGCCTTTACCCAATGCATCCCAGACTGATTTAAACGGACGCAGGACTAGCGGAGCTTTCTGGCCCGCCTTTTTTGCCAAGTCTTTTTCTAGTTTAAACCCAGACTGCTCGATGTTCTCGTTGAACTCATAGCCACCGATGATGCCAGCGTCCAGCATGGCTTCAAAGCCGGGGGATGTACGGGCAATGGCTTTCCCGAAATTGATGACCGTACCTGCGATAGGCGTCATCTTTTGGCCCGAAGTCACCCACGCAGACAGTGAGTCGCGCATCATGTTCGCCATCATGAACCCCGGCTCCTTGGTCACCAAGTTACGCAGGAGGTCGGCTGGCGCAGACAGGAAGCCCATGAATGGCAGCTCTGACTGGTTCAGGCTCATCATTGCGTTTACAAGCAATGAGTCTGGCGTGCGGTAGGAGACAAGGTTGCCCTTCTCCAGCACGTTGATGATGTCAGGCCCATCCTCTTTTGTGTTTAAACGCAAAGCACCCATGCCCGGTGCTTGGACCTGCACCGCCACGTTCAGCGCCCGTTGGGCTGCGTAGTTCTTGATACCAGCCTGAATGGAGGATTGGGTATTTCGCACCATCGTCTCAAGGAAGTCCGCAAGCGGAGCTTCATCAGCAACAGCGCCTTTGAGCTTCTTCGGAGGCTTGACACCGGAGAGAGATTGGAACAGGTTCGGCCCAAGGGTCTGGTCACCGTCCATCTGGCGATAGAAGGGAATGTAGTCGGCGTACTTGGTGTATATCAGGCCGCGCTCTTTTGAGAGCACCCCCGTGTCCACCATGTACTGAACCAGCCCGTTGTTGAAGGC